CCCCTTAATTGGTGCGTACCTTTCTAGCAGTACAGGCTGTGGCTGTTTAGCCGTAGTCCTTTTTGTAAATGGTTGACAAAATTGGTAAATTAACCAAATCGCCGTATCGAGCACACTTAATGTAACTACACAACTCTCTCAAATCGTATACGCTACATCTATACCTCCTAGCTATAGACTCTAGAGGTATGTATGTCGAATTCATTCCAAAAACTTTATCTTCAAAGCAAGCGGCATACACGCTGCCTGAAAGATGGACTTCAGAATGCGCAATAATATGATGTTTAAAAGCATCATATATTGCATGATGACCCCAATGGACGCGAGACTTCACAACATCAGAGTTAAAGGTCTCAGCTCGAGCCCTCAACTCTCCACGCCCAGGGAGGTCATAGGGAAATGTCCCAAAACCGCGCAAATGAACTCCAATGTTCATATATGGGGTCAAAACACCATCGACGACTGATGGGGACATCTTCAAAAACTGCAGGTCCTCGGGACATTCGCATACACCAACGGTTACATTATAGCCGACTAAATATGCAGCTTGAACATATAAATCTTGAAACTCTTTCTTAGTAACTTTAGCTGGATCTGGACAAAGGCGTTGCAACATAAGACCAATAAGCATATTGGCAATATTGTTAACAACAGTCGTACCAGCGAAGCCACTATACATCTTCATACCGCGAAATTTATATTGAATTTTATTTCGTTTGCAAAATTTATTACGGAAAAGAAGCGGTCGAGATAAAAATGAAAACGCTCGTTTCACTGTATCAGTGAAGCAATGCTCTTTTCCAAAATTATCAACCGACAAGAATTTCAAAGCGATATCAAGTGTAGAAAAGTGCGATCCATCGCACTGACTGATATCACCGTTGAAGTAGACAACTCCGTCACAACAAGAAGCTGAGACACAGCAGTCATCGGAAAAATAAACGTAATAAACGCCTTTAATAGGAGAGACCAATTCTTCCAATACGCGTTTAATAACGTGGACGTCAGGTTTAGAAACGAACTCGAAACGGTAACCTTTATGTAAGTACCTGCCAGCCATGGCATCTTTGATATAATCAAAACACCAAGCTGTAGCATTCGTACGAACGGCACCCAGGTCACCGATCCCCCGTTTCTTGTTAGCAACTAACATCTCAAAATTTTTGAGTTTAAACAAGACGTCTTCCTCGTCATTGAAGCGATCATTGCACTGCCGATTAATAAGTTCATCGGTCATTACACGCAATTTCTTCTTAGCGTGAGGTTTGAAGACCCAAAGTGGGTAACCAACTTCACGCTGGACGAGGTTAATACGCTGATAAAACCATGTTTTAAAAGAATGTATTCCAGCTCTTAACATTCTTGAAGAATCACTCTGATTTTCTATCAATCTATAATGCAACCCAGGTTTTTCTGGTTTGCGTATAGATATCATCCTCTGTATGGCTATCTTGTGATCATCAGCACTTTGTCCCGGCATATACAACTCTGGAATTATAAAATGGGACCAAACATGGTACGATACTCCTTTTGAACATCGGTGTCCCGGATATTGAAAATTGGGGCACCACCTTCATCAACACGTACTGTCTTATCACAGTACAAAATTTGTATGTTGAAGGCGTCAAAAGGTTTCGGGGTGTAGAGAGATGGAGTAGGTGTGGCCTTCACAACCCCACGGAATGTTATTCCGCAGGCCACACCGTACTTCTTGACTCAAGCGTACCCAACCCATGGAATAGAAACACCTCGACCAAAATTTAAAGTATCTAAATTTTGGATCTCGATGATCTTCCACGAAGTATGGGCGACGCTATTGTACAAGTGTTCTGGGGTTATGTCCGCAGAATTTTTGTACTTAGTCATCAAAGTACGCGCCTCAAATAAGGCGCGTCTCCGGTTAGCTTCTTTGCTCATGTCTTGTTCTAAATAACTATAATGAAGTTCTCTACAAATGTCGTCAACTACGTAACCTTGATACTGATAAATGGTATCACCGTAGCCTTTAAGATAACTATCAGAGATTTGAACCTCTTTATAGACCTTAAGACTACGGTAATACTCTAAACGACGTCTCAATTTTGTATGGAGAAAAAGAACAAGATTTTTACCAAAGGTCAAAAAGACAAGAAGAATAATAAGATACCCCCACAAGGATACAATAAACCAAAAAGGGGGTTTAATGAAATACACGACCGACTGGATTGAAACCCAAGCAACCACAAACACAACAAATGCCCAATAAAAATATTGTGATTTGGTGTTTGGGTCACTCACTGAAAAGATACGTTGTTCAGAAAAAGTGCATAATGGCTTCTCTTTCTCTTGTTGAACATGTATTTTCTCGGCACTCGGTGTGACAGGTACATTCTTGTTTTTAAACTTTGAGTCTGCTTTGGTAGATAAGTCCCTCGACTTCTTCGTACTTCCAGAAACGACTAAATCCGACAACTGCGCAATGGCGCCGTCGATATTGCCTATTAGTCGCATATCGTCTTTATGCTCAATCATAGCATTATATGACCGTACGGTATTATTATTTGTGTTTTTATGGGATTTTCCTCTCCCGACAGTGTTACCTTTGTGAGGGGGTAGTGCTGTGACCCTATCTAAAAAATGAATATCTGTTTCGTTGGCCATATAGCCGTATAGTTGCCTTTCTAGCGAGGACTTTTAAAAATCACCTATGCTTCTCGGAATCAAGGTGGCATTAACCGGGTTCTAGCGTTTTCGCGCACTGGAGTGAAGCCCCCCAGCTGACTCTCGTATATATAATTTATAAACACACAATAAAACATAAATATATGGGATGAAAGTTCATTAAGCCCCAAATGGGAACAGACATGCATACTTATAACCCGCTTGCAAGCGTAAGATGTGAGGAAACATCTGGGTATTTATAACGCGCTCCCCAGCGAAAAAATTTTCTCGTGCTCAACCACGATATTTAATCCGACGCATCGCTTGAACTTCTGCGATGGACTTCAAGAACTCGGATTTCGCATTTCCTCCAGGAATGCGTTTGCGGTTGAGTTGGAAATGGGTACTGGCAGCCATTAAATCGCGAACACCAACAGGGTCGGATTCGGAAGGAATTTTGGAAAAGGCTTGAACACCTTGACCAACAGCCTCCATATGTTGACCATAATTGATGGTGTATGTTGTGCCTGGTGTACCCAAAATAAATAAGGTGGTCGTTGCCACACCCGCATTGTAACCGGCGGTGCT